ACTCGGTTCAAGGATCGTTCCTCGGAATAGGTGTTGCCTACCGTAAAGACTGGATTGTGTTGAAGTAGTATTGGGACACTATGACCATCACCAATGGCTACGCAACAAAGAACCAGATCAAAGCTGCACTTCGTATTGGTACAGCTGATGTTGTTGACGATGATCTGATTGACAACTGTGCTGGTGCTGCGTCACGTCTTATTGATGGATATTGCAACCGCAAGTTTTGGGCTGTTGGTTCTGCAACATCTCGTGTATATCAAGCAGAGAACGAGTTCTACTGCAACATTGATGACATCTCTGGAACAGCAATCACACTCAAAACTTCATCGTTTCCAGGTAACGGATTTGATGTCACTTGGACTGTGACCGATTATCAGTTGGAGCCGTTGAATGGAAACCTTGATGGACTCACTTGGTCGTATGACAAGATTCGTGCTGTTGGCAATTATCTGTTTCCAACTGTCAACGCTAACTACGGTGAGCAAGCGTTGGTTCAGGTGACAGCAAACTTTGGTTGGCCGTCCATACCAGAACCTGTTACACAGGCGACGATTATTCAGGCTTCACGTTTGTTCAAACGATACGACAGTCCGTTGGGTGTTGCAGGGTTTGGCGACATGGGTGCTATCAGGGTGAGCCGTGCGCTTGACCCTGATGTGGCACAACTTGTCGAGCCTTACCGGCGCATGCGTCTGTTCGCATGAGTTCAGCAACTACCGTCTCCCAAATCAAGGCTGGTTTGGCTGCGAACCTGTCAACTGTGTCAGGGCTTAGGGCATACGCTTATCAGCCTGACAATGTGAACACCCCGTTCGCTTGGCCGTTACTGGATTCAATTCAGTACAACGGGGCTATGGGTGGGGGTTTGATCACCCATAAGTTCACGGTGTCTGTTGTGGTTGGTCGTGCTGCTGAGCGTACTGCACAGTCAACTTTGGATGGTTATCTGTCTTATGCTGGTGCGACTTCTATTCGGTCTGCGATTGAGTCTGATCGAACTTTGGGTGGTGTGGTGCAGGATTTGATTGTTGAGTCAGCAAATAACATCTCTACTCTTGAGGCAAATGATGCAACATATTTGGCGATTGATTTCGTTGTTACGGTGTACGCCTGACCCCTTGCCAACAGTTAGTTGTGGCGTGTAGTGTTATCGCATCGGCTCAGCCGAGCAGAATCCCAACTCGATAGCCGATAAGGCAGGAGCATAATCATGGCAAAGCAAGTTCTCACAAACGTGGCAGTGACATTCGGTACTGCTGCAACCGACATCAGCAGCTACGTCACAAGCATTACATTGTCAACGACAGCTGCTGAAGTTGTTACCTCGGCAATGGGTTCCTCTTCTGTGACTCGTATTCAGGGCATGATTGATAACTCGGTCACGCTTGAATTGCAACAGGATTATCCAACAGTTGAGAAGTTGTTCTGGGATGCATTCTCTGCTGGCACTGCTGTTGCTATGACAGTCAAGCCAAACGGCACTGGTTCGGCTTCGTCTAGCAATCCAAGTTATGCATTCTCAGTTCTTCCGACTTCATGGACACCTGTGAACGGTGCTATCGGCGACCTAGCCACCGTGTCAATCACCTACCCAATCTCTGGTGCAATCACCAAGACAGGTACTGGCGCATAGTTTTTTAATAAACATAATCCCTTACCTGCGGAGGTAGAGAATGAAAATAGCACTCAGTTTGACTAGTGCATTAGATAACAAACAACGCACCATCATTGCTGCGTTTCCTGACTTCATTGCGTTTGAAAACAAATACAATCGCAGTGTTGCCAAGTTTGAAGCCGAACTCACATTGACTGATCTTGCGTACCTTGGATGGCATGCAGAGAAACGGTTGAAGAAAACAGGTTTGGATTTTGAATCATGGTGCGAAGAGATTGAAGCACTCGAAGTGGGAGATAGCGCAGACGCAGTGATCGTCCCTTTGGAGACAAGTCAGCACACTGGGTAATTTCCTATCTCGCATGCGAGACAGGAATATCTCCGAGTTCACTGCTGGCAGAAGAACCAAGAATGCTATTTACAATGTTGGCGTATCTTCGTTGGAGAGCCATTCATCTAGGCAAGTAGTATCGGTGCATGGCAGGTCTAAGTCGAGCAGGATCATTCTCGGGTCGTGATGATGTCACGAAGCCGGTACAAATCAATGGCATCATGGAATACCTCCGTGAACAATCCAAGACCTACCCTGAGTTTGACAAACAAGCACGACTCGCTGGGCAAAGCGTTGCTCAACTATTGGTTGTAGCAGCCACCTTTGAAGCTGCATCAGTGACTCGTAATCGCCAAGCGTTGGAAGTCATGAAGGGTATGAAGGCAAGCCGTGACCGTATTCCAACTATCAAACTTGCAGAGAACTCAGCATTCCAATCAAAGTCAAGGAAGTTCAGTTCCTCTTACAACATCAAATCCCATCGAAGAGTAAAACGTAAAGTCACTAGAGGAGATGTGTTCTTTGGTGCCGAGTTTGGTGGTGGATCACATGGCTCAAGCAATCTCACTGTGGCTGGGGCTAAGTCACGTTCTGGCACTGAGATGCCTCGCAAGGGTGGGGGTAGGACTACCCAGTTTCTTCGCCATCGTGGTCGTTCTGGTTACTTCTTTTGGCCTGCTGTGCGTAAGAACAAAGCCAATATAGCTACAGAGTATTTGGCTGCAATCCAAAAGGTTCTCAATGTTTTGGCTGATCCAGGTACTGGCAAATCTGAATAGTTGACTTTGCCTGTGGTTTCGCTAACCTGTAGATAGGGAGGCGTTCATGGTTGTCTATTTTGATTCAGTCAAATCTATCCAACCGAAGCCGTTCGCCTCTAATTGGGATGACCTCAAAGAGCGTTTGATGCACCATGAGGAGAATGCCAACAAGTCTGATGGTGCGTTGTGGTCGCCTGTTGAGTATTACCAAGGTAGGACTAGAGGCAACACTGCTGTTCGATTCATTGAAGCATTGGTTGTTGACATGGACGGTGAATCGTTTGCCAACGCCAACCTAGATGGCTATGAGTATCTTGCCTATTCAACATACTCGCATCGACTAGATGATCCTCACTATCACTTAGTTCTGCCATTGGGTGAGCGTGTGCCAGCAGGATTGTGGCGATCCGTGTGGGCTGAACTCCATGAACGGCTTAACCTCCAAGGCGACCCTGCAACCAAAGACCCTGCTCGTATCTTCTACCTTCCACAACATGCACCAGATCAACCTTGGGAGTTTCACGAACAATCAGGCAAGTTCATTGATACCGACTTCATATATGAACCTGCTCCTAATCCAACACCAACATCGCCACGTCAATCAGTTCAGCCTCGACGCAAGCGTGTTGTTCATGTTGAGATGGATGATGCTTGGTGGGATGCTGGCAAACCTTCAACACGCTATGCGCACCTTGAAGGTCAAGCAGTGTGGAAGGCAATGGCTAATGATTTCAGTGTGATGGTTGCCGAGTACCACGAAGCCGTGCGCTTGGCTAGTCAGGATGTCATCTAGAATTGTTGCATGGCTGGTGAACGCACATTCGTTGTCAAGTTCATTTCCGATATATTTGGTGCCACCAAAGGTATTAAACAAGTTGGTAGTGATTTAGGCAAACTCGGTAACGAAATCAATACTGGTGTCGGTTCCAAGATTAAAGACCTCATGCCGTCGTTCAAGCAGATGGCTGCCACAGCAACGGTTGCCTTCACAGCAGTCAGCGCAGCTGCATATAAAGCAGTTCAATCTGCATCAAACTTGGCTGAATCACAATCAAAAGTTGATGTCGTGTTTGGTGATTCTGCTAAGAGTGTGCAAGATTTTGCTAAGACAACGGCCACTTCTATCGGTATTACTAGGCAAGCAGCTCTTGAAGCGACTGGCACTTACGGCAACCTATTTCAAGCGTTTGGTGTAGGTCAAGATAAAGCATCAACAATGAGTACAACTTTGGTCACGTTGGCTGCTGACTTGGCTTCATTCAACAACACAACAGTTGATGATGCAATTCTTGCATTGCGTTCTGGATTATCTGGTGAAACAGAACCGTTGAAAAAATATGGTATTGCCATCAATGATGTTCGATTGAAAGAAGAAGCTCGCAATATGGGGCTATATTCTGGAACAGGCAACCTCAGTGTTTTGGCAAAAACTCAAGCGTCGTATGCTCTGATTCTCAAAGACTCAACTTTGGCTCAAGGAGACTTTGAACGAACTAGTGGTGGTCTTGCTAACCAGCAAAGAATCTTGAAGGCACAGTTGTCAGATGTGGTTGCTCAGATTGGGTCTGCGTTAATTCCTGCCTTCTTGGGTGCTGTGTCATTCATCAACGAAACAATGTTGCCAGCCTTCCGTGATTTTGGTACAGCCTTGCAAGAAGGTGGTTTGGCTGGTGGGTTTGATTTCATCGCAGCAAGATTCAAAGAAGCAGCACCAAAAGTTCTTGATGCATTAGGTGAGATGATCACACAGGCTGTTCAATGGATTGGTTCTACTGGTCTTCCAATGTTGTATGGCGGTATCAACAATCTTGCTACTTCTTTGACTGGTTGGGTTGAGCCTCGAATACCAATGTTCATTGACAGTCTCACAAAGTTCTTGATGGCTGGATACAAATGGATATACACAAAAGGATTGCCACAGTTGCTTGAAGCAGTTCAATCTTTGGGTGATACGCTTGCCAGTTTTGTTGGTAAAGCTGCACGTCAGTTACCTGCACAACTGGTTGACATGCTTGCAACAATCGGTGCATGGGTTATGTCTGAAGGCATTCCAGCGTTGCTAGGTATGGGTTTGCGTCTTGCTGGTTCTCTTGTCAAGTGGGCTGGGACGATTGGTCTTCAGTTAATTGCTGGGTTGGGCGGGGCTGTAGTGGCATTGGTTGCTGCCTTGCCTGATTTGTTTGTTGGGTTTGTACAGGGTTTAGGCAATATCGCTGTTGGTGCTGTGCAGTGGTTTGTTGGCAAGTTTGATGATTTGAAAACTAGTTTGGCAAATGTTGCTGTATCTGTTGTTAATACTTTGATTGATGTCTTTAACAAGATTCCATTGATCCCAAACATTCCTAAGATCACTTTGGCAACTCAGCAACTTGGTAGCCAGATGACTTATGCTGCTAATGACTTGGGTAAGATCAATGCTCGATTTGGTGATGTTGTTGCGACAACAAAGATTGTGACACCGGCTGTGAAGGCTGTGACTACTGAGACAACGAAACTGGATACCGCTACTGGTGGTGCATCTAAGAAGTTGAAGGATGCAGTGACCAAGTTGAAGGAGTACACGGATGCGTTGAAGTCCAGTAACTCTGCACATAAGTCTTTCACTGCTGCACAGAAGGCTTCGATCAAAGCCGGTGAATCTTTGACTGAAGCAAATACCAATTTGGCTACTGCTCAGGCTGCATTAGATCAAGCTGTTGCTGGCTATGGTGCTGATTCTCCAGAAGCAAAAAAGGCTGCAAAAGATTTAGCTTCTGCTCAACGTGATCTTGAACGTGCTGGTTATAACGTGGAAGGTTCATTGTTTGCTGTTGCTGATGCTGAAGCTGAATTGAAGAAGGTTCGTGCTGATCCTGAGTCAACTCCCCAGGCGATTCGTGAGGCTGAGATTGCGTTGGCTGAGGCAAAGTTGTCGTCTGCTGATGCGATTGATCAGCAGACTGAGGCGACTACAAGTTTGAATGATGCTTCTAAAATGTTGAATCAAACTATCTTTGGTGCTGCTATTGGTTCCGCCATCTACACCCAGTTGTCGGATGCGTTGACTGATGCTAAGGAGAAGCAGGCTGATGCTGTCGATAATGTGGCTGAAGCGATTGAACGTGAGGCTGAGGCGTTAGATAAGTATCGTGAGGCGATCAGGCTTGCAGGTGAAGTCGCAGCTAAGTATCCAGTGGTTGTGAAAAACAATCCGATGACTGGTGCTATTCCCGTTATTCCTGGAACTGCGACAGGTAACTCCACTGGGTTTGACACGAATGGTTCTCCGATTGTTATCAATGTGAACGCTGGGTTGATTACGGATAAGGATACTTTGGCTTTGGAGATTTCAGATTTGTTGACTGAGTTTGCTCGCAAGAATGGCGGGAATGCCCTTAGAGGGATTTCGTTCTAATGGCTAAGGCTGCGAAGTGGGGTTCAACGTATAAGGTGTTGTTGGATGTTGGCTTCTTGGCTGATGCGTTCACATTGGATGCAAGCCTGTTGGATGGCACTGATGTGTTGAATGGTTCAACAAACTTTGTGGACATCACCGAGTATGTGACGAACATCAATATCAATCGTGGCCGTGCAACCCAACTTGATTCGTTCCCTTCATCGTCTTGCACTATTCAAGCTGATGATCGTGCAGCTGCACGATACTTTGATCCATTGAATACAGCGTCAGAATGGTATTCGGGTGGAACTGTGGGTATCGCTCCACGTCGAGCGTTCCAGGTGTACGGAGGGACAGCCGGTACGACTGCGATGTTCTCAGGGTTTGTGTACGACTTGAACATTGACTATGCCGAACCGAACCTATCAACGGCAACGATTGTGGCTACCGATGCACTCGGTCAACTCGGTCAAACTGTGTTGACTGCATTTAACCCTTCATCACAGCTGACCTCTGCCCGTGTGTCTGCGATCTTGGATCGTCCAGAGGTGGCGTTCTCGACTGCGTTGCGGAACATTGAGACTGGGATTGCTACCTGTGGAACGGTTGCGTATGACGATGCAACGAATGTGTTGACTGCGTTGCAGGATGTGGCTACGGCTGAGGGTGGGCGTTTGTTTGTTGATCGTTCTGGGGCTGTGCAGTTTGATGCTCGGATTGCTGTGTCGTTTGGTTCGGCTGTGGCTTCGTTTGGTGGTACGGCTGGGTTGCCGATTCAGTCTTTGGCGAATGTGTATGGGGCTGAGACGGTTGTGAATCGTGTGGCTGTGCAGATTGATGGTGGTACGGCTTCGAGTATTGCGAATGGTACGGCTTCTCAAACTGAGTATGGGATTAAGGCGTTGTCGTTGACTGGGGTTCCGTTGGCTTCTGATGCTGCTGGGTCAGCGTTGGCGTTGTCGTTGTTGACACGGTTCCAGGAACCTGTGGTCAGGTTCTCGGAGATGGATGTGTTGTTGGGTGCGTTGACTACAGCCCAGCAGCAAACGATGGCAGCACTTGAGATTGGTGACATCCTTGCGGTGACAAAGACATTCTCGGTTGGTACACCGGCAACGGTCACACAGAATGTGGTTGTCGAATCCATTCGCCACAGCATCAACCCGTCACGACATACCGTCACTATTGGGATGGGTCAAGTCCAACTCGTGATACCGTTTATCCTAAACACGTCAGCCCTTGACGACACCGACTACGCACTACAATAGGAGCATTATGGCAACACCATTTCCATTCGGTTCAGGCAACGTCCTGACAGCTGCACAGATGAACGCAATCACCACCTTGCCAATCAACGACCAGACGGCCTCATACGTCGCAGTCGTTGGCGATGTCGGCAAACGTATTGTGATGAATGTCGCAACAGCAAATACTGTCACAATCAACAACTCAGTCTTCTCAGTTGGCGACACAATCTTCATCGCCAACAAAGGTGCAGGATCGACAACTTTGACAGCCGGTGTAGGCGTAACAATCAATACATCAAGTTCGTTAGCATTGGCGCAACACGGAGGTGGCACACTCGTAGCATTGTCAGCGTCAGTCTTCACTTTTTTTAGCGGTGGCGGTGCCAACTACGGTGCTGCAACGGGAGGTTCGAGCAGTTCAATCAATGTCGGCGGGATCGATTACACGCTGTTAAGTTTCACTACAGACGGCACGCTCACCGTTACAAAATCAGGTCTATTTGATGTCTTAGCCTTTGGCGGTGGTGGCGGTGGCGGTGGATATAACGGCGTAGACGGTACGGGCGGCGGTCAAGGCGGCGGTGGTGCAGGCGGTTACACAATCGAACAAATATATTTGGCTGCTAATGCAACAATCACTATCGGTGCTGGCGGTGTTGGCTGGAATAGTGGACAGCAAAACAACTACGGTTATCCCTCAAAACTTGTTGTTGGCTCAACTTCATTGGTGGTTGCTGCTGGCGGTGGCGGTGGCGGTGGCTACAACGGTGACTCTTTTAGCGGTGGTATGCAAGGCGGTTGTGGTGGTGGTGCTGGGGGAATGGTAAACGTCTACAAAACTGGCGGAGTGTCAAACGCAGGAATATACGCAGGCGGTGACGGTGGCGGTGGACTTGGTAAAGGTGGCGGTGGTGGTGGTGGTGCTACTGCTGTTGGGGCAAACGGTTCAACAACTTCAGGTGGTAACGGTGGCGCAGGCGGCGCTGGTTACGATGTCAGCACTTTTATTGGCGGTAGCGCACTTTACAAGGCTGGTGGTGGTGGTGGCGGTGGTAAAGGTACAGGTGGTGCAGGTGGTTCATCGGTTGGCGGTGCAGGTGCATCAGCAACAGGTAACGGTTCAGCGGCAGCAGCCAACACAGCATCAGGCGGTGGCGGTTCAGCCGACAATTCAACAGCAGTTCGTACAGGCGGCGCAGGCGGCAGCGGAATAGTTTATGTGAGGTTCAAGTAATGGATATTCCACAGTATTTTGCACAGGTCACTGACGGCATTGTTACCGATGTGCGTGTTGTGACGACTGAGTTCATGGCTGCTAACCCTGATCGCTATCCAGGAGTTTGGGTTGAAACCTTCATCAATGTTAAAGGCAAAACCTATGCCGGTGTTGGGTTCACTTGGGATGGTACAGACTTTGTTGCACCCATAACTATCGAGGAATAAGTGCGTGGGTCTCGTTGGCTGATTGTTGCGCCAGCGTTGTTGGCCACAGTTTGGTCGTTTGTTTCACCAGTATCTGCTGAGCCTTTGCCTGGGTTGGCTACGACCTACTACACGATTGATAAGGTTCCTCCTGTCAAATCTGACAGCATCTATACGGAGTGCGGTAGTGAAGTTGAGAATAACATCAATCGAAGCTATGACGGTGAACCGTATTTAGATTGCACGAACGATTTGTTCATGGTTCACATGACTGGATTCATCACGATCCCTGAACACAACACGATTGAGTTTTGGTTGGCTTCTGATGATGGTGGCATCATCAACATTGGTGGGAATGAGTGGGGCAACTGGGGAGATCAGGGTTGCTCGGCCACTGAATCGGGACAGATATACATTGTTGCAGGATCAATCCCACTCGACTTGTGGATGTATGAGAACGGTGGTGGAACGTGTTTGATGTTGGCATGGAACATTGACAACCAAGGCTGGGCAATGGTTCCCGATGAAGCATTTACCACCGACTATCAGCAACCACCAGATACCACTATTCCTGACACAACTATTCCTGACACAACTATCCCTGACACGACGATTGCGGAGACAACAACAACATGGACTACCAGTACCACGACAACTTCTACGACTGTCGCACAAACAACTGTTCCTGCTACAAACCCATCAACTACTACGACACCTCAAACAATTTACATACCCCCACCAGAGCCAACGATGCCAGAGCCACCTGCAACGGTGCCTCCACCACCCACAACAATGCCAACCCCACCAGCGACCATCCCTGAACCACCAGATAAATTGCCAGCCGTACTAGAACCACTGTTCCCCCCTATCCCTGACACGATGCCAGAACCGCCTGACACTATGCCAGAACTACCAGCAACGATACCGACAATCCCTTTACCCCCAGACACAATGCCCCCACCCCCAGACACCCTGCCCTTGCCCCCAGACACCCTGCCAGAAGCACCACAAGCCCCCGAGACGAGCCAACCAGCCGAAGACGCAGAACTCCCACCCATCACCGATGAGGCTGTAGTCGAAGCCCTAGCCAACATCGAGCAGGCAACGGTTGAAGAAGTCAAAGCCATCGTCACCGAGCTGCTCACCCATGCCCTGACCACCGACCAAGCCGTCTCCATCGCATCCGAGCCGGCGGTGTTGGCGGTGTTGACGAATGAGGAAGCAGCACAAGTATTTGAGCAGGTTGCGGTTGAAGAACTCACAACCGAGCAGGCAGTTGAATTAGTTGCAGCAGTGCAAGATGCACCATCATCTGTGCGTAAAGCATTCGAGGCCGTGTTGAATCTGTTCCAAGGTTTTGCTGATGATTATGTGATGACGAACCAAACTGTGCCAATCAAAACTCGACGTGCGCTGATCGCCTTGGGTGCTGTATTCTTGGTGTCAGCCCCTGCACCAACACGAAGGAATCGGCGATGAAGATATGGGGTGAGTTCCATGCGTTGCTGTGGACTATCGCTGCATCTGTCACGACGATCCTCACGTTGTCTGGGGCTATCCAACGAGTCGTAATCTGGCTTACTGTTGGAGCATTAGTTCTGCACCTAATCGGCGCACTCACCAAGAAAGAAGAATCAGAATGAAGAAGTTACAAGATGTCGCAGGTCGCATCGTCGCAGTGTTCCTATCGTCAGCTCTTGCCATCGTTGGTGGTTCAGCCGTGATCGCACCGGAACTGGAGATATGGAAGTCGGCTGTGTTGGCTGGGTTCGCAGCTTGTGCCACTGTCGTCCAGAAGTTGGCTCAAGCATCCCTTGATGGCAACCTGACGATGGAAGAAATCAACGACGCATTCGGCGCGAAGAAGAAGTAGCCCTGATGACCAAGATGCCTTGGCCTGTAGTCCCTATCAAGTGGTGCTCACACCTTCAAAACAGGAAGCCTTCGCAGATAGGGCTGACGATGTTGCGACCCATAACAGGTGGCGGTCAGTTGCATCATTGTGCTGCTCGGGCTTGGGAAGCGATGAAGCATGCTGCGATGGCTGAGGGTGGGATCAATTTGAAACCGACTAGTTCCGGTGACACGTATCGAAGTATCGCTCAGCAGAAGGCTGGGTTCCTGCAAAGATTCCAGTTGGAAGTTATTGAAGGCGCACAGACTCGAACTTATGATGGCAAGAAGTGGTATCTGAAGAAGGGCATGGCTGTACTTGCCAGTCCTGTTGATGATCCTGCGAAGTGTTCACGTCACATGATGGGCATCGCAGTTGATGTCGCAAATGCCTCTGGGAAGGTACTTGCGTGGCTGTTGGAGAATGAGCAACGGTTCGGATTCAGTCACGAAGTTGTTGACATGCCTGGTGCAGAACCTTGGCATCTCAGGTTCACCGAAGGTCAAGCAATGCCACAAGCCGTCCTCGACTACGAGGCAGCTAACCCGACGCTGGGCGCATGATGGACTGGGGCATTGTTCTTGCAGCGTTGATCACAGCCATCGGTGGCGTTATGACAACGCTGATGTTGGTGATGCGTAAAGAAAACACAGAAGATCACGCAAAGGTTGTGGGTGCCTTAGACACGCTTAGTGGAAATGTAGACAAGATCGGTACTAAGTTGGATTCACACATCGACTGGCATCTAAAGGGGACTATCAATGGCGAAACTATTGCAGGAAATAAAAGCGCAAAGCCTAAGAGGAACATCAAAGCTCGATGAGATAGTTGCTCAACTCTCTGCCGAAGATGGCAAAGACCTACGGGACGCAATGGCAGACCCCACCATTAGACCCATGCAAATCGTGCATGCCTTGAAGAAGCGTGGATTCAAAATGTCTCCATCGGTAATCACCCGACATCGAGACAACCTCCATGACGCTCGCTGACGACCTACGAGAAGCAGGCGCACCAGCATGGCCTGTCATCCAACAAGGCAAACGATACACAGTCCCCACCCTCAACCCCAAAGCAATAAGACACGGTGAATACCAGACGGCTGTGATTCTGCCTGACATGCAGATCGGATACTTCCATCAAGTCACCGGCATGGAACCAATCCACGATGAGCAAGCCATCGAAGTTGCGATGCACATCATCAAAGCATCCAAGCCTGCACAGATAGTTTTGGTTGGCGACAACCTAGACCTCTGCGAGTTTGGCAAGTACAGGTACACACCAGCGTTCGCCCGAACCACCCAAGCTGCGATAGATCGGGCAACAGAGTTGTGCGCACAGCTACGCAAGATTGCCCCTCAAGCCACCATCACATGGATTGCAGGCAATCATGAAGAACGCCTAGGCAACTATGTTCTGGACTCTGCCTCAGCTGCGTTTGGGCTTCGACGAGGAAACATCCCTTCTGAGTGGCCTGTGATGTCGGTGCCATATCTGTGCCGTCTAGATGAGTTTGAAGTGGAGTATCTGCCTGGATACCCAACGGGTGCGCATTGGATCAACAACAATCTCAAAATTATTCACGGCGACAAAGTCGCTTCTGGCGGTAGCACTTGCCATAAGTACTTGTCATCCGAAAAGGTGTCAGTCATCTTCGGTCATATTCACCGGCGTGAATGGGCTGAGCGAACTAGGGACTATCACGACGGTGCGCAAACAATTATGGCTGCATCACCAGGTTGTTTAGCTCGCACCGATGGAGCCGTGCCATCCACTAGAGGGGCAACCGACACCGATGGAAGACCGTTATTCAGATCAGAAGATTGGCAAACTGGAATAGCAGTCGTGGACTATGAACCTGGTGACGGCAAGTTTGTGTATGAGCAGGTTGCTATCAGTAACGGTTGGGCAAGATGGCGTGGTGTTGATTACTTTGCTGGAGGTAAGTGATGAGCCAACCAATGGTCTTGGTGACTTGGGCTGACGCTCATTCAGGTGTCGCAACGTGGACACCGATTGACTCGCTCGACAAGGATGAAATGATTGTCTTGACTTGTGGGTTCCTGCTCGCGACCATTGATGGCGGTAAGCCTGATCACATCACCGTGTACCAGTCACGGACTATGGAAGACGACATCGATCATGTTCTCCATATTCCATGCGCAATGGTACGCAAAATAGCAATCTGCACCCCTGATCAACTAGGGTAGGTATTGGCTCGTTCGCACCCATTGGTCGCAGAACAGCCCCCACACCTTCCTCCTTGGGTGTGGGTTATATACCCATCAACCTGCGAAGATCGGACAGACCATGAGACGCATCACAGCAACCATTGTTACCACACTTACCCTGCTCATCGGCATCGGAACTGCACACGCAGTCCAAGCCCCCAAACCCACCCACAGCCCTTCCGTCACCCGAACAGAAGTGATACCAAAAGAACGCCAACCGAACATCGTGTTCCGGCATGGTGACATCAGTTGGTTGCCACAGCTCGCAGCTGAGGCAGGTTGGCCACCTCGCACCTGGAAGAAACTAGGCATGATTATTCTTCGTGAATCTGGTGGATGCCCAAACCGAAGGGGAGGTGACATCGTGAACAAGGACTGTGAAGTCGTTGGATTTGACGGGTCGAATCATCGCTCAGATACATCGCTGCTTCAGATCAATGGAGTGAACTACGACCCCAAGCGAAACAAGTATGCGCCTATCTGTACGCAAATGAAGATATGCACCCAAGAACCGTTGCTTGATGCACTCACCAATCTGAAGGCTGGACTGCTCCTGTTCAGAGCGACAGGTTCTGATTGGTCACCTTGGATAGTTCCTGAAGGTGGTTGGTGAGTATCCACCACCATGCAACAGCATTGCTCTACAGTCGAACATGACCCAAAGGAGGGTACACAATGGAACCAATGACAGATAGAAACAAGGCAGGCTGGATCATCGCATTCACACTGATTGGATGGATGTTCTTCTTCCTGCCAGGTGGTGAAGACATCAACCAGCCACCACAAGGAGAACCTACGCAACGGGCATGGACTATTTGGATCATCATCAACGTGATCCTTCTAGTCAAAGTTCACCTGTTGATTAGTCGTGAGCATCGTGCAGCTAAACGATTCAATCGTGCGATGCAACGGGCAAGAAAACTGCACCCAACGTGGCGCAATGACTGAGGTTCATGTTGTTGAAAGTTGGTCTGAAGGCGCACATGTCTTCAGACCAACACAACCACAATGGATGATTCAAGCAAAATGCAAAGGGCAAACTGATCTGTTCTTCAACGAAGGCAACAGCATCTTTGTTCGTGCAGCCAAAGTTATTTGTGGCACTTGCCCTGTGCGACGCGAATGTTTAGCGTTCGCAATGAAGAACGATGACCAAGGCATCTGGGCTGGTACATCAACCAACGAACGGGAACGCATACGACGTGCGCTGAGGAAGAACATTAGAGTCTTGACATCATGACATCACCACAGAAGCGCAAAGGATCAGCAGCAGAGTTAGCGGTGGCCAAGTGGCTCAACCGTCTCGGCTGGACTGGTGCTGAACGCAGTCGTGCCGGATGGACGGATGATCGAGGCGACATCGATGGCATCCCAGGTGTGTGCATTGAGGTGAAGAATGAGAAGCGGATTGATCTGCCTGGGTATCTGCGTGAGCTGGAAGTGGAGATGATAAACGCGAAGGCTTGGGCTGGTGCAGTGATCGTGAAACGGCGTGGTTCAAGCGATCCTGCTGACTGGTATGCGGTGATGCCGGCTCAGAAGTGGGCTGAACTGCTGCTCGAATTAGACCAACCAAACAACCCTGCAACACCCTCAGACAAGTATCCCCATCGGCACACATAACTAGTGCTACAGTCACAATCCTAATAATTCCCAAGCACTAAGGAGCCTGCGAAATGAGTACAGAAGACTTCATTCAAGAAGAAGCACCGAAGGATCGTTGGGGTCGATACCTGATCCAACAACCTGAAGGCAAGTCACGCGGATATACCAGAGTCACAACTGTCGCAAAGACACTTGATGATACAGCATCACTTGCTGATTGGAAAGTACGCATGGCAATTACAGGTTTGGTTCAACGACCAGACCTACTTGCACAAGCATCAACAGCGATTGATGATCGCACTCGCATGAACAAGATTGCGAACGATTGTGTCGAAGCAGCAGGTGCGTACAGTCGTGCCAATCTTGGTACAGCGTTACACGCAATCACCGAACAGATTGATCTTGGTTTGAAGCCTGCAATCTTGCCAGGGTTGCAAGCAGACATTGATGCGTATGTTGCAGGAATCGCTGCTTACGGAATCAAGATGCACGACGAGTTCATTGAAGTGTTGTTGATCAACGATGACTTGGAGTACGCAGGTACAGCAGACCGCATCGTCACACTCATGGATGGCCGT